TACAGTAGATACTACCGGAACTACGAGTAATGGAACTACTATAACAGTATTTGAAAATACTCCTACTACAATAAAAGTAGGAAGCACAGTAATGGTTGGCGGAGATGGTTCACCTGCCTCTTCTGCTACAGTAGCAACTAAGAGAGATGCAGAAGGAAATCAGTACATGCCCCAAGCGGGTACACCCGGTAGTTTTGCTAATAGAATAAGTATTGTTTCTGCTATGTTAAACAACTTTTGGCCTTGTGGTAGCAAAGGTGGACCATTAGTAAGTAGACTTGACGGATATGGTTATGTGAGTGCTTCGTGGCATTTACCTACGCAATACGGATATTATATACCGAGTAATAACAATGGGATTCTTTGGCAAGATTTAGGCGATGATGGTTCTTATGATGCTACAGTAGGTGTAAGTAATACTGATTACGATACAGTTATGGCGACTTGGAATAGTTATACTGCCGGTAATCAAGCCTTCCCTAATGTAAGACCAAGACCATTCGGTTATAGGTTTGGACTACGACAACCATACAACAAACCCCAATGGGCTATGTATGGTATGAGAGCATACATTGAGGCCGGTGTGACCGCTACAAATTCTTTATCCGAATATCAACACGGACCATTAGTACAAATTGATAGAAATAACAACACTTGGACATATGCCGGTGGAAAATCTTCACCTACAAGTGGTAATATAAGTGATGTATATACAGGTATATTAGAAAGACAAACTAATTTTCAAGGTATGCTCAATGATGAAATTTTTGGTACTCAAACAAGATACGCAGATGGTATGCGTATGACAAGACCGTTTGGTTGTCCTGTAAGAACACTAAGAAATGCTTCTCTTATGGCGGAAGATGAAGGAATTAATTATAATTTAAATCCAACCGTAAGAAGAGAATGGTGGGGAGATGAGTTTGGTAAAGGTATATTTGATATAGCAACTGCTTCACAATATTATCTTGTAGATTGGTGGGGTAATACTCGTGGTGAAGATGTTAGAAGGATGCCTGTTCGTGGATTTGGTATAAGACCTGCGTGGGATGCTCAAGATGCTTATGAGCATTTCCCTAACTCGAATTTAGACGGAAGTAATAGACCGTATACTCCTTTTTATCATGGTTATAAATATTATAATACTAAAAATGTAATTGACTTTGACACTACAAATATGGGCTATTTAGTATCATCAAATACATCTACCGCTTTAGCAGGTCCACAATCATATCAAAAAGTACCATCACAAGTAGGTAATTATGACCCGTTAGGAGAAAATAGAAAAAACATGCTTGTAGATTTCTTTTTCCCGTATCATGCAAATAGAGTAGGAAGTGCTGGTAATGGAAGAGGTGTAAGATACCCAACATCATTTAGTGATGGTAGTTTTAGTAAATTAGATTTATTTAACACTCAAAATAATAAAGGTTTAGTTTTATCCCATAATACGGCAGAACCTAATTTGGGTGAAGGGTATATTAGAGCGAACAATAATATCATGGGTACAGATGAAGTTCCAAGAGGAATTAGTAATAGACTAAACATAAGTGAAGACGGTCTATTAAAACCGGAGGCTACAGTAAGTGATAGAGACATTGGTGGTGTAGAAGCAGATTACACAGTATACGATATGATAAGTAGGAGTAGTCCAAAAATAGGTTTAGATGCTGAAAATATTCACGGTGTAGATAAGAATAACATTGTTATTAATTCAGTGGCATATAGTTTACATACTGATAGAAATGTAGGACAAAGAGGTATACTAAGTCATACAAGTAGTATAGGTTCATTTGTGCATGACCCTGCGGGTATTATGTATAATTTCCGTAATACATCTATGTTTTCACCTTATGGTGGTTCTTACATAATGGAAATGAGAAATTATATGTCACCTATTACATTAGGAAGTTGGGGTTCATTAGTACCGACTCACGGATTAGCACTTTGGCTTAGAGCCGATAGTTTAGACTTACAAGATGGAGATGCCGTCGCTTCATGGAAAGATGTAAATGATATAGAATTTACTCAAGGTACGGCAAGCGCACAACCGTCTTTTATTGCAGATGGTGGGGCGGTAGTAAATAATAAACCACTTGTAGATTGTGATGGTAATGATTTGTTATCTACTGCGTTTAACGCTAATTTAAACACTAATGAAATAACAGTATTTGTTGTAGCGATGGTTGATACAGATGATAACGCAATACATGGTATAATTGAATCAAGGGGTAGTAGCCCTGTTGCTAAGTCGGGATTCAATCTTTATGGGCGTATGGATTCCAATAATACATGGCAGTGGTGGGGTGGTGCTGATAGTGGTTGGACTACTGTATCATCAGCCAATAATACATTAGTAGCCGGACAACCAAGTATAATCACGGCAAGTATTACAGGTGGTAATGGCGCAGGTGGTAGTGCATTACACTCTCTTTCTGTAAACGGTGCTTCACCTGCTACTGCTAATGCGGCATTTTGGAAGGCCGATGCAGGTAATTATCAGTTAGGAAATGTACCATCTTCTTTTTACTTAAATGGTAAAATTGCAGAAGTTATACAATATAGTAGGAATTTAGCAAATAGAGAAAGAATGATGGTAGAAGGGTATCTTGCTAATAAATATAACATAACTGTGCCAATTCAAGTAAAATCATCTAATCCTTATTTCACAGGTTCTTTTAATACAGATGCGAATAAAATAGATGAATCTATATCATTCTTAGTTAGACCAATTAGAGTACTTAATAAATATCAAGTTAAAATTGGTGAAAGAATGACTTTAAGTTCCTCATCACCTCAATACAGTTCTATTAATGGTAATTATTTTTCTCAAAGTATTGGTGGTAAGTATGGTGTATTTGCATACAATATGCCTAATGCAAGAGCATCCGAAGGATATTACATTAGAGCGACTAACCCCGATACTAACCCACCTTATGCACCTATAACTTATAATGCAACTGTTGATGGTGTACACCAACAAATATATTCTAGTGCTAATGATTCATTAACTATATTTAATCCTACAGAAATAAAATATACAGATTCAACATATAAACTTCCATCATTAAACAATAAAGTAAACAGAATACTAATTAGTGAAAATACTTTACAACACTATAGAGCAGATGCTAACAGAAGAAGAAGTGAAGTTGAAGGGGAAAATAAAATTACAAGAAAAGACTTTACAGTACAACCAAGATTTAGCCAATCATTACACCCGAAGGGTCATAAAAACGATGTATCTTATAATAAAGGCGACCATACAGGAGAGTGATTAGATGGGGCGTTTAATTAAAAATACTAATGATGGTAGAGCCGAAACATTCTCTACTATTTTGAATCGTGTACGCAAACCGTCATTCGTAGATAACGGAGTATATATTGGACAAGTAAGTAAAAATAATGATAATCAAGTCATACCTTTCAAAATAGAGTATGAAGGAAATTTTTCATTTCAAATTATGCCGGACACTACATATTCAATAATTGAAGGAGAATCATATTTACAAATAAATCACAAAAGTACAGATGGACATACAAGTACTTTAGTACCATTCTTTAACGATGAAATTATTTCTAACTCTAATAAACCTAAATTATTGTACAATGCTAACAATCCATCACAAAGATTAATCCCTTCAACTATAGATGGTAATATAATTAATTTACCAAACATGAAAAATAAATCTTTAACAGACATTGGATTCACAAATAAAGAAATTAGATTAGGGCAAATGGTAGATATAGGACTTAGAACTACTGATACGGCTATTAGAATTGGAGAGAGTATTACTAATAGCAGTTTGACAAGTGTAAATATATCTAAAAATAACATTAAAAGTAAAACAGATAGAAAACATTCTATGCGTTTTGTTGCTAAAGATTTTAACAATGTAAATATTATGACGGCATTAAGATTTTTAGGTAGACATGATACTCGCATGGTTATGCTAGATAGATTCGGTAATATGTTATATGTACCAATATCATTTAGTGAATCTAATAAAGTGATAGACCCTAATTTAAAAACAGGTTCAAACTCAACTGATAAAATAGAAAATATCCCAAACAGAATAACTATCAAAGGTATACCTATCGCACTTAATGATTCTGTAATAGTGACTTTAAATGACACTGAAAGACAAAGCGGTACTAATGGTGAAGTTATAGAAGGTGAAACTATATTAGATGCTACTGTAAATAATTCTAATGCAGCAAGAAGAGTTGGTAGACAAATACTCCGTTCTAATAATTTAGAAAGCGGTACTATAGTTAGTGAAGGACAAATCAATGTGACAGAATTAAGACCCGGTATGACAGTAGATTACGGGGGTACTCAACATGTCATTACAGAAATTACTCATTATCCTATGGAAAAGAAATCCGATATAGTATTATTAACTGTTGATACAGGTCTTGAAGGAGTACTGCAAGGGATTAATGAAAGTATGACTATGGAAGATAATCAAACAAATCCTTCTACTTTTATACAGAATATTAAAGAAAATATATCTATGTTCGGTAGATTACAAATTAGAACTATAGTAAGAGTCACGCAAAGAGGGGTTGATACTACGGCTTTTCTTATAGGAGGTGTTAAAGGAAATAACACTAGAGGACTAATAGGGAAGAGTGGTTTACCTATAGGTATGAATAAATCACAAGAAGTTTAAGAGGAATACACATGGCTATCTCAAATGCTTTAAAAAATACTTTGTTAAATACTATTAAGACGAGTATCACTTCTATGGTACTCGGTTTTGATGGTACACCTGCTACAAATGATGACGGTAGTGCTGGTAGACCTGCAATTACTTTAACTCCTATAGTAACCCAAATAGATGAAACAACACTACTGATAGAAGCATCGCTACCTATCAATGAAAGTTTTACAGATACAATAAAAGAAGTAGTATTATTAGGTACTAATGAAATAGGACAGTTTTATTTAATAGGTAGATATAATACTAGACCCATAGTGAAAACTACACAGAATGAAGTTAAAGTAGAAATTAGCATAGAGGTGGTATAATGACAGGAAATCCAATATCGGGGCATACAAATCACAACATGACACTTAGTGGAACGGCACAACCTGTAGATGGTTTAACCGATGGTGACCATATCACATCTGCTACTCTTACAAATCTCCTTGAAGGAGTGCATGGAAACGGTATAATCTTAGAAGAAGATACCGCTAAAGGTGCGGGTACAAGATTACAACCGGAGAATTTACCGGGTATATGTGAAAGAACAGGTGCTAATACTTTTACTGTTGCAGGTGGTACTGCTATATTAGATGGATTAGTATACACCTTTGCAGGTGGTTTCGGTAATAGTACAACATATACTATTACTGCGGCAGATACAGAAGGAAGCAACACCGCTTTAACATCGGGTCAAGAAGCCGTAGTAGTAGTATACTTAGCGGCTGATTCATCAGTAAATCATGTAAAAATGGAAGTAGGTTCTGCTATCACTACTGGTACTAACAACTACCCTGTGACACCAAGTGCTTTTTTGAATAATCCTTCTTCTACAGATAACGAGCAAAGTATTGTATTATGTGTTTTAAGAGTAATATATGACGCAGGTGGTGGAGACTTAAAGGTAAACATATCGGAGATAAATGACAAGCGAGTATTCGTAAGACCTACACCTATTTACTTCACTCCTGTAGTAGATGGTGCGGTAGGTGCTACAGATGCCGTGGACTCCCATACTGACTTAGATGCTTTCCATTCGGGTAATGCAGGGGGTAATTTTTCCGCATCAAGATTAGGTGGCATGTGGATGGGTCGTGGTAGTCAAATAGGTAGTACTGTAGCGGGAGATAGTACAAAAGATGTACTATACTTTAGCGGTACTCATGCGGCGAGATATAGCCGTTCAGTATTCGATAGAGTGCTTACAAGTGCTGCTACTTCGATAGACCTTACATCTACAGATGCTAACATTCTCGTGCTTACACCGAGTAGTACATTTGCCATCACTACAAGCGGTCCATTCCCTGCGGGATATATTATAGAAATTAAAAATACAAGTAGTACTATTACAGGTACATTCGCTCTAACCAATTCTACTACATCAGCGATAGGTGATACTGCTGACGCTGACGGTGGATATGGTAGATTTGTATGTACGGTGAGCCATGCCACCGACCCAACCTTTGTTCGCTTACTGTGAATAGGGCTAATCAAAAAATAGTAGTAAAAATTATTCTCATAATACTTTCACTGTTATTTTATTTCATAGCCGAGTCTTGCCAAAAGTGACCGCATTCTTTACATTGAAGTAAAGTGAAACGCTCACGCTCACCATCAAGATAACGAGCAGTAATTCTTCGTGCTATGTGTTTATGGCTACAAGCCCTACACTTTACTTTAAGCCTATCAATTAAGCGACCCATGCTTACTCCAACGGTCTTCTTGCTACTATGTCGTCTATCCTTAGAATAGAGTTAGTGACTTCACTTGCACTCAATACTGCTTGACGGACAAGTTCAGTAGGCTCAAAGACACCCATAGATGCTAAGTCCTTTACCCCGCCATCTTCTACATTCGGTCCAAAATTGACATTACCTCTAAGTATCTCATGTCTCATAGCGAGTATGGTATCTAATGGGTCATGTCCGGCATTCTCGGATATAGTGGCAGGTATGACTTCTAATGCGTCTGCAAAGGCTTCTATAGCCATCTGCGCTCTACCACCTATCTGTGCGGCGTGTTGCCTCAAATGAGATGCCATACGAGCATATGCTATTCCACCACCGATAACGAAGTTCTTGTTCTTTAACACTAAAGATACTACACCGAGTGCATCATCGAATCCTCTCTCTACTTCTTCAAGTGTATGACTTGTTGCACCACGAAGAATTAGTGTTGCTTCATTATGTTCATTATCACTTTCAACAAACAGATACCATACATCATTATGCTTTTCACGCTTAATTGATGCTATGGAAGATTCTTCTATTTCATCCGGTGTTTGATATATAGTCGCACCTGTAATTCTTGCTAATGCTCTAAGAGATGATTCGGGTACACGGCGTACTACCATAATACCATTCTTCTTTAGATACGCACATACATGGTCGTTTACTGCATCACGAACAAACACTACACCACCTTTGGGTAATGCTTCAACAATGTTCTTTGCGAGTGAAATTAATGTTGTTTTACCCGACGCTTTGTAAGACTGAAATGACTTTGCATCAAGTTGAACTTGAATATTATCTTCATTCTTTTCATTCTCAAGACCTGTGTTAATGAGTAGTAGATTACTGTATGTATCTTCACCATCCAATACATAATCCTTGTTTACAATACTTCCATTGTAAAGGTATGAGTCCTCAAGTGAGCCACCGGGGAATGATACTACTTTTACGCTTTCTGCATCACCCGCTTTCTCTACTGCTGATACGCATAGTTCTGCTACGGTATCAATAGCATTCTCTAATGTCTTACCTGTAATAGCCGTTTTAGCAACTGATACCAATGTATCTCTTTTCTTATTAGATAAAGAAATTTCATCGTTAAGGTAATTTATAGCCATTTGAGTAGCCTCATGATAACCACGACATATTACATTCGGGTGTAGACCACGCTCAAACAATGCTTCGCTATTAGCCAACAATTGCCCTGCAAGAATAACAGTACTTGTAGTACCGTCATAGCATAGGCTTTCTTGGGTCTTAGCGACCTCAACAATCATCTTACCACCGGGATGCGATACATCAAGTTCACGCAATATAGTAGCACCGTCATTGGTGACTATTACATTTCCGTGTCCATCTAACATTAGTTTATCCATACCCATAGGTCCAAGCGTAGACTTTACCGTTTCCGATACTGTTTTTGCTGCCCTTATGTTATGTATCTGTGCTTTACTTTTCTTACTCTCTATTTCTGTCATCACCAATCAACCTCTATTGTATTTATTTCTCCTGTTTCTAAATTCCTCGATTTGATATAACCCTCACTTTTACCAAAATTATACAAATCGAATGTAAGTTGAGCATCACTTAGACAATACTTTGCTACATCGTCGTACTGCCCTGCCCTCCATGCTATAGGGGCATCCTCACTGTTCATTAACTTATTGTCCTCTAAAGTGGTCTTTGTGAGTATTCCTAATGATGTATCTATCTTACCGACACTTGATGCGGCCTTTTGAACAAGATGCTTAGTATCAATAATACTTTCAGCCTTACCTAATAAATCACCCGCAGTATAACAATCAAGAGAATCACGAAGTACGGGTAAATCAAAACCCTTTATGTTATGGCCTATGATTTTCCCACCCTTCTCTACATGGTCGGCTAAGTCTTCTCCGAGTGTACGAGGGTGTAATGCCTTTACTGTGGCATCTATATCTAAACTTTTATTACAATATATAGTACCAACATCACCATCCCAAGTAGCAACTACCGAAGGGTCAAATGAAGCGGTTTTATCCCAACCACCTATCTCCCAAGAATAATTACTTGTTTCAATATCTAATGCTAATATATCACTCATTGGTACTCGCACCTTTTCTACGGAAATAAACCCTTCCACTACTCTTTTTACGATTAAACAATTTACCTGCATAATCTTTGAAATGTCTTCTTACTGTACTTTTAGATACACCTACAGTACCCATGTAAAGTTGCTCTAATGATGCTTGTCTTCTCCAACCATCACCATGACCTTCAACTTCATAACTTGTACAATCATTGTATGCTTTGAGCATATCTTCATGGATTTTACTTTCTTTACCTTTATTCCCACCAATCTCAACTGAATCTTCCAACCAAGATATAAGATTCTTGAATAAGTCAAGAAGTATATCAAAAGCCATATCTACATGTTTAGCAGTAATCTTCCATTTGTTATCCAATACTGCCATATGGAGGGAGATAATACCGAGATAATTTTCTACCGCCGGAGTGAAAGATGCCACAATCTCGGACATACCGGCTGACATGTTTCTTAGCAAATCAAATATCTCATCGGATGCTTGATAGAGAGCAGTTTCATAATCATCATCAGCACTAAACATATCCCACATGTGCGCCTGTGCTATCTCTTCTTGTTCATCACGACTCATTTCACTCCACTGTGTAAAAGTAATTTCGGCAAAGTCAAGTAGTCTATCTCTTACTCTCTTTTCTGTATTTTTAAAATAATCGTATACATCATCCTTAGTCAAATCGGTTTCAATAGGCTTCTTCCAAAAAGTTCCAAGTCTTGTATTACTTACATCTTGTCTCATATCCATATCCCAATGCGACCAATAGAGTAATACACGCTGAAAAATACCTTTAGTGAGTACATATTCTTTAACACCTTTTGGTGGGTATGTAGTAATCCAAAGTGAGACTAAAGATTCACATTTAATTATATCTCCCTTCATGGGTTTTACTAATATATTACCACCACTACCTACCGAATTACAAGCGGTCTGTAAGTATAAGACGGTTTCTTGACTGTGTTTATTAGGTGTTAAAATAATAGAACCCTCATCTACATTGATACCCTTTTGACCTGCTAATAAACCTTTTACAGTTTCAGTTTCACCCGTTGGTTTACCGTTCTCATCATATATTTGTTTATTAGAACCTATCAAACCTGCATCTGTTCCTGTAGAATATAATTCATAATCAAGTTCTGCATTTTTCATTACATCTCCAATGAAGTTCCATGCAACGGATTTACCTGTTCTTGACGGTTGAATCCAAAATACATGCACTCTTGGGTCA